GAACAACTGGAACAGCCCGCCACCATTGGGTCTTTAACTGTAACACAGAAAAAACAACTGGAACATTGGCGGTATGACTGGATCTTACAACTAGCTCCTAACAATTTTGATTTATGAATATCGTTAATGTATTTATGATTATCAAAAATACACTGTTTAACCAGTAAAACCTAAAAACCAAGATACCCTATTCTATTGGGTTTAAGGCCTCTTGCCTGTTTAATTACATAATAAACAGGCAATTAATTGCCCTGATTTTTCGCATACCCGTTTTAGGTTATTGGCCTGTGTATGTATGTATAGACTATTTAAAAGCTTGATAGCCTATGTATGCATAATTAATTTTATTTCTACAGGCTGAGATCCTTTATTTATGGGGTAGAACCCCCCTCTGCGTTTCTGTCGTGAACGATAGGGGGGTTCTACCACCCACCAACTCAAATTTGAAAAACTTTTTTGCTTAACATAACTTAACAAATAGCTTCCAACTCAAATTTTTTACTTAGCGTAAAGATTTACATAACTTAATAAACTAACGAACATCAAGCAATAACTTAGTTTACACCAATCCCACTGAAATGTAACAGAAAACAAAAAGCTTGTCAGAACCAAAAAAACATTTTATAATTCAAGCAAATAAAACAGCAAAACCACTAAACACACTCAAACCACTAAACACACTCAAACCACTAAACACACTCAAACCACTAAACACACTCAAACCACTAAACACACTCAAACAGCAAAACCACAAATCAAGCGTAGTTACTTACTTAAGAGGTTCTGAGATTGTCTTTAGCTTGGAAGCACCTTGTATTCGCACAGAGTTATCTGGAAACGGATAATATAACCAAATCAGCTTTAACGGCTGGTTATTCCGACGCAAGTGCTTATAGTGCAGGGCAAAGGATCTTGAAAAGGGATGACGTCCAGCAGTACATAAACGCAAGACGCATGGCTAAAACACTTGTAAGACAGCAACAGATTGAAGAAGTCGACCGAATGGTCTATAATCTAGCAACAGTAAACCCTGCCGAAATGTTTACTGAGTCTGGGGAAATAAAGCCCATTAGCAAACTGCCTGAAGAATTGCAGCATGCAATTAGGCACTACAAGGTCAGGGACACTTACGACAGAGATGGGAACCATGTTGGCACGACTAGAGAACTTGCCATAACTGATAAGCTCAAAGCCGTTGAGTTATTCTACAAACGACAGGGCGTGTACAACGAAACCATCAACAACACCAACCAGATTGGTCAAATCAATTTAACTATTGTTAAGCCAAATGCCCAATTACAACAACTAGCACAAGAAGAAGGCGCATTTGTACAACAGTTGCTTGAACAGCAGGAAAGTAATGAGGTGATAGATGCAGACTTCTACGCCGCTTAATTCTCTAGCGAAAGATATAATAGCAAATGAGCTTTGGGGCGCTCCATTTGAAGTTTTGTTTGATAAGTCAATACGGTTCAAGTTGTTCAAAGGTGGGAGAGGTGGTGCAAAATCCCAACATCTGTTTAGAGCTGCGGTGACGTTAGCAATTCAGTCTCCTATAAGAGTTTTGTGTGTCAGGGAGATAAACACCTCCATTAAAGAATCCGTGCACCAATTACTTGAAGACATCATAAAAGAGTATCAGGTTAAGTATCAGTTTGATGATTTTGAGATCCTGGCGTCGTCTATTAAAAATAAACGGAATGGGTCTGAGTTTATTTTTAAAGGGCTGAAAGATTTAAACCTCTCGGCTTCTCAAGCTGTTAAATCTTATGAGAGCGTTGATCTTTGTATCATAGAAGAAGGTCAGACACTCACAAAAAGAGTCATAGATGTATTAATACCAACAATACGTAAAGCCGGCTCAGAGATATGGGCAGCCATGAACGAACTAACACCAAACGACCCATTGATTGAAGCCTGGAAAGTACTACCAAGAGCAATAATAAAACACGTCAATTATTATGACAATCCATTCTTGCCTAAAGAATTGTTAGAGGTAGCTCTTGCGTGTAAAAAAGCTAAACCATCTGAGTACAAAACTGTATGGTTAGGTATACCTGCCAGGGATGCAATACCTTACGTCGTTCCTTACTTCACAAAAGATAATATCATTCCACCTGGTGTTTACTACAATGACCGACCATTGTATTTATCTTGTGATTTCAACGTAGACCCAATGATGTGGGTTGTTGTGCAACATATCAATGGTAAGTCTTTCTACATAGACGAGATTGTCAGAGAGAACACAACTACACAGGAATGCATATCCATTTTTGCAGAGAAGTATAAGGATCACAAAACCCCAATTATAATAAATGGGGATGCATCAGGTAAGAACAGATCAACACAGTCAAAAGACGACAACTTTAAGATCATGGTTAATTATCTCACTAAAGTTGGCCTTACACCAGTAACAAAACTACTGAGATCAAATCCTAGGATACCCGATAGAATAGCATCATTCAACGACCGTGTGCTTAACATATCAGCTAAGAGAATGAATGACAATACAATCAAGTCATTGGTAGAACGCAGAATATTCGTTACAAGGAACTGTAAGTATTTAATTAAGAACTTAAAGGAATTACAGTTCTGGCCAGGAACGTCTGATATAAAAACTCCGAATAGATATGAACTGAAATCAGACCCAGAACTTAAGTTTATGGGGCATATATTTGACGCTGCATCGTATCATGAGCATTTTTATTACCCAATTAAAAAACAGATGAAGAAAGAAGAAAAAGTAACAAACATTTCAACATCAAAAGTGATAAAAGCTTCTTTTGACAGAGCCTTCCCAACTCAGAGAGGGTTCGCATAATGTTACTATACACGCAAGACTTAAATTATAAACTCAGTAAAGAGAATAAGGAATGGGTGCCAAAGCACATAACAAACTTATGGGATACCTGGCATGAAGATAGACAAGAAGTATCAGACATTAATAACCGTATTTTAAAGTATGTACTGCCTAAATCAGACTCAGCAAAAGCAAAATTTGAGCAACTTACTGACTTATACGAGTGCTACATGGCATTTAAAGCAAACTTACGCAAAGACTTTTTTAAAAACTATGAGTCACTGTTTGACGCAAGGGGCAGGACGTACCAAGATAACCAAAACGCTACATTGCAAAAAGACGCAATATTAGATAACATGGAAGATTTTAACTTTGAACTATCTCTATACGACATAGGCGACGAGTTTATTAAGAATGGTGAAGTTACTGTATTTTGTTATTGGGATGAGGTAAGGCAGCAAAGGATTTATAAAAAGACAGAGAGCGAGATCAGAGATGAGAAGAGCGCATTAATACAAGAAGCAGTGGCTCAAGGGATGGCTCCCTCCTTTGAGCTACTCAGCTCTGTTCAAGAGGTTGATACCGAAGAGATTGTAGAATGTAGTGGAGTAAACACAAAAATAATCAAAGCAGATTCTTTTGTTTATGATGTAAATCAGGCTAGGAACTGGAAGAGATGCCCAAAGATAATTAGGGAATTTTTAACATACCAAGAAATAGTAAGTGATGAGTTCTATCAAGAGTACTTAACAAAGTCTATCAAAGAAGAGCTAAGAAGAGTTTCAAAAGAGTCTAACCCAACTGATCGTAATGACGAAATTTACAGAGAAAAAGACAAGCAAAGAGGATACAAAGGATTAATCGAAGTCCTGGAGTATTGGGGCGACATAACACTAAAAGATGGAACATTACTTGAGAACTATCTTATTACAGTTGTTAATGGTAAATATATTCTTAGGTTTGAGCCTAATCCTTACTTAGATTGCCCAATCATCCACTCAACCTACCTCCAACACGCAGAGTTAAAACGTGGAATATCACTTCTTTGTGTGGCTTTGGTTTTAGCAGAGGTAAGCGACGAGATCCTAAAAGCACAACTAGAAGGATTAAAGTTTATTATCAACCCTCCATTTATTGGCCCAGAGGGAGCAATAAAACCACAAAACTCAAATGGCACAACAAAGTTAATTCCAGGTGGGTATATTGGTTATGATTCTGAGGTAATGGACAGACCACCAACACCAATGACTCATTTCAAAGATGTTAATTTTGGGTTCCAATATCTACAAATCTTCGAGCAGAAAATAGAATCAGGCACAGGCATATTCAAGAACATGTCAGGCGATCCAACTGGAAAAGAGAGAACAGCTACAGAAGTAGTTGAAGTATCAGGCGGTGCAAATATTAGGCTTAATGATATCGTGGCTTATCTAAACACAACGATAAAAATTCCAGTCATTAAATGCATAGCTACATTGCTAAGCAACTTCAAAACTGAGCCAGAAGAAGTAAACACTCAATCTTCCCAGTATCAGAATTACGCAATTATAGACCAGAGTGTGCGTGGTGGCAAGTACAAATACAGAATAAGCGGTAACGACGAAACAGCTTATCAACGTCAAATATTTAGAGAAGCGTTGCCTGTACTATCACAGATATTTGCCGACCCGGCAATTAAGGCAGCGATAAGACCAGATGAATTTGTGAAATGGATCTTTGAGAATTTAGCAGTTAAAAATCCTGAGAGGCTTATTGACTTTCAAAAACTTAACCAACCACAACAAGACCCTGGGCAGCAAGAAATGCAAGTACAGCAGCAACAGCAAGAAATGAAGATGCAACAGCAAGAAATGCAAATGCAAGGGCAGGCAAAACAGCAAGAACTGCAACAGACACAAGG